GGGCGCTGGAGGTGTAGGTAAGTACGGCTCTCCGCCAGTTACTTGCAACGCTGGTACCGCAGGGGGACGAGGCTCATACAATCCTGCAGATCAGGTAGTTTATGGGCCAGGAAGTGCCGCGACTACCGATAATCCCAGTGGTGCGGCTAATGTCATGGGTGGATATGCCGGTGGAGGAAAGACCACACCCATTGACGGGCTCCCAAACGTGTATGGTTCGTCGGCAGGACACAGAGTTCCCAGTGATCCAGGTGCAGTGACCATTCGACTTACTGCAGCCTGATGACTTATGGGAATCGAAATTACACAGAAGGGCTCATTCAATAACACAGAACGATATTTGAGTCATCTGAGCAAAGATGATCTGTACGCTACTCTTGGTAAATATGGGTCACTTGGCGTAGCAGCGCTGTCCAACGCTACTCCAACGGATACTGGTTTGACCGCAGCTTCCTGGTATTTCGAGATTGTTCAACGAAGAGGGTACTATTCTATTCGTTGGCATAACAGTCATGTCGTAGCCGGTCGACCGATTGCCATACTGCTGGAATATGGGCATGGAACAGGTACTGGTGGGTACGTTCAAGGGCGAGACTACATCATGCCTGCGATACGTCCTATATTTGACCGAATAGCAGCCGACGCTTGGAAGGAGGTGACCAAAGTTTAATGGCAAACATTGATGACAAAGTCGTATCAATGAGTTTCGAAAGCAGTAAGTTCGAAACTGGTGTGAACTCGGCTATCAATGCACTTAACAAGCTGAAGGAGTCTCTAAAATTCCCAAGCGCTGGTAAAGGCTTGGACGATGTTGCCGCTTCTGCTGACAAGGTCGACCTCGGTCATATCGGCAAGGCTATTGACTCTATCAAGAGCAAATTCTCCTTTCTAGGCATTGCTGCTATTTCAGCGTTGAACTCGATTGTCAGTAAAGCTGTCTCCGCTGGAATATCGCTGGTAAAGTCTTTCACTATCGACCCGATCGTTGCGGGTTTCAAGAACTACGAAACTCAGATCAACGCGGTTCAGGTCATCCTGGCGAACACAGGTCTTACGGGTAAGAAGGGTTTGGATCAGGTCAACAAGGCTCTGGCCGATCTGAACACTTACGCGAACAAGACTGTATACAACTTCTCCGAGATGACCAAGAACATCGGTACCTTCACGGCTGCCGGTGTCGATCTGAAGACGTCGACTGAGTCGATCAAGGGTATCGCTAACCTAGCGGCGCTATCTGGTTCCAACTCGGCACAAGCTTCAACTGCGATGTATCAGCTGTCTCAGGCTATCGCAGCTAATAAAGTCGGACTGCAAGACTGGAACTCAGTTGTAAACGCGGGTATGGGTGGTAAGGTATTCCAGGAAGCTCTGTTCAATACGGGTAAAGCTCTTCACACCATCAAGGGTGTGAACATGGGTGAGACCTTCAAGCAGTGGACAGATGCTGGTAACACCTTCAGAGGCTCATTGAAGAGTGGTTGGGTCACAGGTAAGGTCCTGACGCAGACGTTGCAGGGCTTTACCGGCGATATGACCAAAGCTCAGTTGAAAGCTCAAGGTTATACGGATGACCAGATCAAGAATATCCAGAAGATGGGTAAAGTTGCTCTGGGCGCTGCAACCAATATCAAGACTTACACCCAGCTGACCGAAGCCTTGAAAGAGGAAGTGGCGACTGCATATGCCACTATCTTCAAGACCTTGTTCGGCAACATTAATGCCGCTACGAAGCTCTTCAGCGGGCTACACGTAGTTCTTGAGAATGCTCTGACAGTCCCCATCTACAAGCTGAACACATTGCTCGAGGATTGGGCAAAGCTTGGTGGGCGAACTGTTCTGATTGATGCGATTAAGAAAGCCTGGGAAGAGCTCGGGGCAGTTGCCAAGACTGTCAAAGAGGCTTTCCGCGATATTTTCCCGCCGACAACCGGGAAAGAACTCTATGACCTGACTGTCAGGTTTGACAACTTCATCAAGAGCCTCAAGCCGAGCCCTCAGACTCTAGACAGCTTGAAGCGTACGTTTGAGGGTCTCTTTGCAATCCTTGATATTGGTAAGCAGATTCTAAGCGGTATATTTATCGTCTTCGGCAAGGTCTTCGGTGCAGTCAGCAAGGGTGGCGGTGGCTTCCTGAGTCTTACTGCAACTATCGGCGATTTCCTGAAGAAGGTTGATGAAACTCTCAAGAAGGGTGACAGGCTTCACAACTTCTTTGAGACCTTAGGAAATATTCTTGCCGCACCGCTGTCAATCATTGGAAAACTGGGGCATGCTATCAGCACTGTCTTCAGTGGGTTCGGTCAGAATGCTGGAGGAGGACTTACTGCTGCGCTGGGAGGAATGGGCGCTGCTATTACTCCACTGCAGAAGATCATGGAAGGGTTCAAGAAGGTCTGGGATAGCTTCGTAGCTGGATTCGGGAATGCTGACCAGGTTCTTCAACCCGCGATTCAAGGTATTGCCAATCTGTTTGGAAGTCTCGGGACTCTGATTTCCACTGCGATTCAGAATATCAACTTCAACGGTATTATGAATCTCATAAGGACCGGGCTTCTTGGCGGTATATATTTGGTCTTCAAGAAGTTCTTCAGTGGTGGGATCTCAGATCTCGTCGGTGGAGGAATTCTAAAGAGTATCACTTCCTCTTTCGAGGGCCTGACTGGCGTACTAACCTCTATGCAGACCAGTATCAAGGCTGGTGCGATAGAGAAGATCGCCATAGCAGTTGCTCTTCTCGCTGCTTCGATTATCGGTTTGTCCATGGTCGATGCAAAGAAGATGAACACGGCTATGGCAGCCTTGGCCATTGGATTCACTGAGCTTCTTGGTGCGTTCAAGGTCATCGATCAGATCAGCTCGGGTACGGGCTTCATCAAGCTCCCGTTTATCTCCGCCGGACTTATTGGGCTGGCTGCAGCTGTCGATATTCTCGTACTCGCTGTCAAGGGACTCTCAGGGCTTAGCTGGGTTGAGCTTGCCAAGGGTCTTGGCGGAGTAGGTGTACTTCTAGTCGGCATCTCCAAGGCAGCTGGGCCTCTATCTGAGAGCTCAGCAGGAATGATCACCGCTGGCGTCGGTATTACAGCTATTGCAGTTGCGATGAAGATCTTGGCGAGTGCCGTCAAGGATTTCGGTGGTCTCAGTTGGTCCGAGCTTGGTAAGGGTATCGGTTCGGTTGCAGTTTCACTTGCCGCAATTGGCGCAGCTTCAAAGATATTCCCGTCAGGGATGATTCAAATTGGCGTCGGTCTGATTGCAGTCGGTGCTGGACTCAAACTAATCGCCAGTGCCGTTGGGACCTTCGGCAAGATGGATCTGAAGACACTGGGTAAAGGTATCGGTGCTATTGCAGTAGCGCTGCTTGCGATTGCATTGGCTGTTCAAGCTATGCCCGCGACTATGGCAGTTCAGGCAGCTGGACTTCTTCTGGTTTCATTTGCTCTACAGGGCATTGCCAAAGCAGTTGGATCATTCGGCGGCATGTCTATAGGAGAGCTTGCGAAGGGTCTGATAGCTCTCGCCGCATCTCTGGCTATCTTGGCTGCTGCTTTGATCGTTATGCAAGGAAGTCTGGGCGGAGCTGCCGCATTGATAGTAGCTGCGGGTGCTATTGCCATATTAGCTCCGGCGATCCAGTCACTGGGCAAGATGTCCTGGGGTGAGATCATCAAGAGTATGGTCGCTCTGGCAGCGGCATTCGTCGTTCTTGGAGCTGCTGGGATACTACTCGAGCCGGTCGCGCCTGCTCTATTGGCTCTAGGCGCAGCTATGACGCTTATCGGTGCTGGTTTTGCATTGGTTGGCGCAGGTATATTCCTGATCGGAGCCGGTCTGAGTGCCATTGCGATAGCTGGCCCAACCGCTATTGCGATATTACTCAAGGGTTTCACCGACTTCATGAATCAGATCCCTGTCTTTGTCAAGGGTGTAGTCACTGCACTTCTGGGAATTGTAACCAGTATTGCCGCAGCTGCTCCGCAATTTGTAGAAGCTCTTGGGAAGATACTCGTAGCGCTTGCCAATGCTGTTATTCAAGCGGCACCTCAGCTTGCTAAGGCATTCGATGCTCTTATTCAAGCGGCGTTGAAGGTAATCAAGGATAACTATCCATCCATAGTTCAAGCTGGGCTCTCTATGTTGTTAGCGCTCATAACGGGTGTCAAGAACAACATAGGCCAAGTTGTATCCATGGTTGCTCAGGTTGTCATCACCTTGTTGAACTCGATAGCATCGCATTTGCCGCAGATCATAGCGGCCGGTGTCGGTGTGTTGACCAGTTTCGTACAGGGTATTGCCAACAGCTTGGGCAAGGTTATCAACACTGCAGCTAATGTTATATCCACGTTACTTAACGCAATAGCCAACGGCATCGGGAAGGTCATCAACTCCGGTGCCAATATTCTCGTTAAGTTCCTGAGTGGTATCTCCGATAACATCGGTAAGGTACTCAATCAGGGTGGGAACATCATAGCTCACCTGATAACTGGTATTGGCGATCAGTATTCGAAGATTGTCTCCGCGGGTGCGACCTCTATCGGTAAGTTCATAAATGCTATATCTGCCGGAGCTGTTGATCTGGTCGACAAGGGTGCCCAAGCCATTCTCAACTTCATCAATGGTTGCTCAGCAGCGGCTAGGAAGTACGAGCCTCAGATAGAGAAGGCTGGATGGAATCTTGGCTGGTCAATGATTCAAGGTATGATCAGTGGTATGGCTAGTCTGGCTGGTTCTGTCGTATCCAAGGCGATCAGCATTGTGTCATCCATTCCCAAGGCAGCGAAGAAACTGTTGCACATCGGATCTCCTTCCAAGGTCTTCTACGAGATTGGTACACAGATCATCGATGGTCTGACCCTGGGTCTTGACGACAATGCGGATGCACCAGCTGCCTCTGTGGAGAATGTGGTCAACTCGATAATCGATTCAGTTAATACGATTCCTTCTCTCAGTGATCTGATGGAGGTTAGCCCGACAATAACGCCTGTAGTGGATTTGACGCAGGTTCAAGCTGCTGCCGATCAGATGAATTCTATATTTGAAACTAGCCCTGTCGCAACGACTTCATACGGACAGGCTGCTTCTATATCCTCAACACAAGCGGCTCAAGGCGCTGTGAGTGACACTACGGGTACAGAAGCATCGGTGATCAAGTTCGAGCAGAACAACTACTCACCCGAATCGTTGTCGCCTGTGGAAATCTACAGGCAGACGAAGAATCAGTTGTCCCAAATGCGAACAGCGCTCGCTAATGCGTGATAGCTCGGGGCTCCTTCGGGAGCCCTAGTTATATTTGAGAATGGAGGTCTGAACAAGTGTGTTGACACAACTTGAAGCGTATAGCTCTTGGGAATCAGCCCCGACGCTATCTTTAAGTGATGATGGTAGAGAAGAAACGGACCTGATCCAGATCAGAAATATAGACGGATTGGATCCAGTTGCAGCTGCTGTCAACACATCGCCATTCGGATCTGTTGACGGAGTAGCTTATACAGGGAGCAGTGTGGCAAGCAGGAACATTGTCATTACTCTCCACCCGAATCCAGATTGGCATGACTGGACATTTGAGAGTCTTCGACGACTCATCTATTCATATTTCATGCCAAAGCTGTTGACAAGATTGGTATTTCGAAGCGACGATATGCCCCCGGTGGAAATTTACGGGTATGTTGAAACTGTCTCGGTTAATCCATTCAGCAAAGACTTAGAGATCCTGGTTTCTATCATCTGTCCAGATCCATATTTCACAGCTGTCACAGCTACCTTGGTCACAGGTGACACCAGTGATGGCTCTGCTCCGATGGACATCGACTACGAGGGATCTATCGAAGCTGGGATCAATGTCGAAGTACTTAGAGAGGCCGATCCGGCTCCCACTTTCATAGCTATTCAAATCGGTGAAGCAGTAATTTCATATTTCCGAGTGGCTGCTTCAGTCGATGCGTCAAAGTACTTCCTGATGAATTCTGTACCTGGCGCAAAATACGTTCGGAACGTGGCGTGGAATACAGGTGTCATTACCAATCTCCTGTCAAAACTTCAAATCGGTTCTCAGTGGCCCACTTTGAAGCCTGGTGTGAACGATTTCTCAGTCATAACAGATTCTCCAGGTAAGCAGCAATGGCAGCTCAGATATTTTGAGCGCTTTGGGGGTCTCTGAGTGGAACTATTCACCCTGAATCGACAATTCATTAGACAAGATGTGATAGACAAGTTCGTATCGGCTATCTGGACCGAGCGATATTATGGCGATAGCCAAGTCGAGCTGATTGTCCCGGCAACTACCGACATGATCCAAAGTTTGACAGTGGGCACTTTCCTGGGTCTAGTTGGTAGTGGTGAGATCATGTTGATCGACACCGTAGACATCGAATCAGGTACTCTGAAGGCAACCGGGTCTTCTCTGATGGTGTTCCTCAATAACCGGTTCATTCGTATAACACCTGCGCATGAGGACAGGTATTGGTACATGTCGGGATTAACTCCTGGTATGACAATGTGGTACATCGTCTATTACATGTGCATTGGTGGAGGATATTTGGATGGAAGCGTCCCCACTGGGATCCCTAATCCTTCTTCGTTAATCATTCCTGGTCTGTATGGTAAATCGATTGATAATGCTGGTTCACCTATCAGCTACGCTGCCCCCTATGGGCCCGTATACGACGCTCTGAGGGAAATTGGCACGACATACCAGGTCGGGATGCAGATCACTCTGGATTCGGTCACAGATACGTCATATGCGCTCGGATTCCGTTGCTATCGTGGTCTTGATCATACGAGTGGGCAAAGTGTCAATACGGTCATTCGATTCTCTCCTCAGATGGACTCATTGGCAAACATCAAGGAGCTGCAGTCCAATAAGAGCCAGAAGACTCTTGTATATTCGTTCGCGCCAGGCAACCCGGATGGCTTAGCCACTATCGCTGGTGTGAGCAGTCTGGCTGGAGCTCAATACACGGGATTCGACCTACGTGCGATGTTGACCTTTGAGGAGGACATCACGACGGATCAGGTTGGTGGAGATCCAAACAATCTTGTCAGTATCCTGAATAGCCGTGCAAATCTAGCCCTGACCGACAACCGATTCCAGAGAGCGATCGACGGAGAGATCGTTCCTCTGCACCAATTCCAATATGGAGTTGACTACAACCTAGGTGATGTAATCGAAGTGCAAGGTAACAGCGAGATAGTCCAAACCTCTATGGTTACCGAGTATATTCGCGCACAAGATAATGCAGGAGAGAAAGCTTATCCAACTGTAGCGATGTTGGGTTAGGGAGGTGACATTTGGCTGGGCCTGAATCAGAACCCCATCTTCTATCGAATAATCTATATGATGTAATCAAATTTGTAGTAGGGATAGTCATACCTGCAGTTGGCACGTTATATTTCGCTCTCGCGCAGATCTGGGGTCTACCAGCAGCACAGCAAGTTCTGGGGACGCTCATAGCTACCCAAGCCTTTCTTGGAGCTCTTCTAGGCATAAGTAGCAAGTCATACGAGGACAGTGGTGCCAAATATGTCGGAGCGATAAACGTTCAAGAGACACCAGAGAAGCTTCTATATTCTCTGACGCTCAAGGACGACCCACAGGGCCTCAAAGACAAAAAAGAGGCCACATTCCAGATCAATAACAAACCTCCTATAGAAGACCCTGTCGCGTAGAATGCTCCTCCTTATATGAGACCCTACCGAAGGAGCGTTATGTTTACCAGGAAGACGAGACACAAGTCGCAGCTCGAAACTGAGACTGAACGTGTGCTCAGCCACCTGGCTAGTCAGCAGATTGATTCGGATGAATATCCGAAAGCGCTGGAGTACGCTATCAAGTTACAGAAGATGAAGGAAGAAGAGAAACCTTCTACTCTGCATCCAGATACCATACTCCTGGCCGCTACGAATATTGTCGGAATAATGCTGATTATCAGGCATGAGCATGTGAACGTCATCACGTCCAGAGCTATGCAGCTGGTGTCAAAGCCAAGGTAACAAAGCTTTAGAAGGAAGTCTAAGTATGGAGGGCCGCGTCTGCGGCCTTTCATATTTTTTTTTCGATCCCAAAAAATCCCCGGGGGGAGTTTTCTGAAAATAGGTCGCGTAAAATACATTTCCCTATATGAGACCCTACTAACTAAGGAGTTTAAATTATGAGCAACGAGACCAACAACACCGTCGTCGAGGAGCCCATCCAGAAGACTTCCAAGTTGAAGAAGCTCGGACGCAACCTGGCAGTTGCTGGAATCTACGCGATTCCAGTCGCCGCCACGGGTGCCTCCTGCTACTACAGCTGGAAGCTCATCTCGATGAACCTCGAGACTGCGAAGTTGCAGCTCGAAGCCGCTAAGAACGCCGCACAGCAGTAGTCTTAAAAAGTAAGAGCCCAGAAATGGACTCTTATTTTCTTCGCGTAGGAAACATGCATCTATATGAAAGAGATGCATAATTAATTGCATTGTGAGACACGAAAGCGTCCTCCCCGCCCGCAAGGGTCGAAGGGAGATGAAAATTGGTGAAACTCCGACCCACAGGTGCTACCCGCTACAGTTTTGGTAGTTAACGAATAACGTTCGATGCGTTATTACCCTCTTTTTTTTTTTTTTTTCCTATGCTCTTGAAAGGAGCCATTATGTTGAAGGGCCGATCATTCCTTGTGAAGATGGTCAAAGATGATGAAGCAGGACATCAGGAAGAAGTGGATATGACGGATGAGATCAAGAGCCACTTCGAGAAGTACAAGGCAGTTTACATTACTGGTGGCGCTGGAATTTTGTTCGCGTCATTTACATACCTCTATATGAGAGGCGTTGCCTCACAATCTATCAGGGATGCCACTGGCGTGCCTGCCCAGGGTGCCATTGGCGTGCTGGGAGAGAGGAATGTGAGTCAGAATATTGTATCTGGAAAGAGCAATGTTCTGAACAGCGTCTCTTATTTTTCTTCTGATAGGCAAGGCCCACCAAGTTGGGTCGTTCGTTGTATAGAGACCGGAGATGTGTTTGCCTCTCAGAAGTCTGCTGCAAATCAAATGGGATTGTCAGCATCTCATTTGTCCGAACATTTGAATGGCGTTCGGGATCATGTTTCAGGTAATCACTTCGAGCGAATCTGCATGGCAGCTTGATCGCGCAGAAAACATCGCCCTATATGAGATAGATCTTCAGATACCCTATTGCAGGGAATCACATCCGACCCCCTATTGCAGGGGATCTGATGGAAGATCTTTCTCTTTTTTTCCTAAACCGAAAGGTTAATTAATGAAGCACGAATACGAAAGGTATATTTACACTATGCATGATTATCGTCGTCGTTATGGTTTCTGGAAGTTCGTTGGGGATGTGGCAATGGTCTTCCTAACCGGAGGGCTTTGGCTCATCTGGATCTTTGTGAGGGAGATGCGCAGGCGATAATGCATGACAGCATTTTATTTTATGTATTGGTTGCAGTGGGCTCGGGCGTGGGAGGGCTCATCGGCCAAAGACTTTCCGAACGTCTTCATCGGGATAGGACTAAAGCGTTCCTCCGTTTTGTTCGTGTTACGTTTCCAAACGCTGAAGTAGTCGAAGCTATATCTGTAGCAAATACTGATAAACAAGCTCTAGAAAATATTGAAAGGCGGCTACGCAATGCTTCTCGAACTCTTTAAAGAGAAGGTGCTGGGAGCCAACCCGACAACAGTTCTGACGGGTATGGGTATTACTGGTGTTGTCACGACTGCATATTTTGCCGGTCGTGCATCGTACAAGGCAGCACAGATCATTGATCGTGAAGAGACCAAGATCCGTATGCAGGCTGCGCGTGACAATGTGAAACTCATCGATGATGAGTCTCTTCCCATGATGACCAACATGGACAAGTTCAGACTAGTCTGGCCGCTGTATGTCGCACCTGTCAGTGTCGGTGCCACAACGATTACTGCGATTGTCATGGCTAATCACACGGCTTCGAAGAAGATCGCAGCTCTGGCGGTTGCCTCGAGTATATCTGAGCGTACTCTGTCCGAATACAGGGCGAAGGTACTCGAGAAGATCGGCGAGAACAAGGAAATGGCGATCAGGGACGAGATCGCTCAGGAGAAAGTTGCGAATACTCCAGTGAGCAAAGAAGTCCTCGTCATCGGAGCTGGGGACGTTCTGTGCTTCGACATGTATACGGGCAGGTATTTCCAGAGCACAGTGGAGAAGATCAGACAAGCTGAGAACAAGATCAACTACGAGATCTTGAACCATATGTACGCAAGCCTGAGCAGGTTCTACGATCTGATCGATATTCTGCCAACTCAGTACTCCGATGAAGTTGGCTGGAATGGATTGACAGATCGGTTCGAAGTGCGATTCTCAACTGTCATGTCTCCAGACAATCGTCCGTGTATTGCGATTGAGTTTGCACGTCCACCTATGCCTGAATACACGAAGCTGTACTAGAAAGGATATTTGTGCTCAAGAAGACGATTACGTATACAGACTTCAATGGGGAGGAGACTAGCGAAGATTTCCTCTTTCATCTGTCCAAGGCGGAATTGGTCGAGTTGGAGATGAGTCATGAGGGCGGCTTCGTTGCATCGATGCAGAAAGTTGTCGAAGCTGAAGACAACAAGACCATCATTGAGGAATTCAAGAAGATCATCTTGCAGTCTTACGGCAAGAAGTCTCTGGATGGTAAGCGATTCATCAAGAATCAGACTCTGCGAGATGAGTTCGAGTCGTCTGAGGCATATTCCACTCTGTTCATGGAACTGGTGACGGATACGGATGCTGCCATTGAGTTCATGAACGGCATCATTCCGGGCGATTTGGTTCCACAGGAAGCTGTAATAACTCAAATCAAGCCAGTACCCAAGACCATGACCATGAGAGAAGTTCGTGAGTTGTCAGATGATGAGTACAAACAGCTCAGCGAGAAGATTGTCTCAGGTGAGATCGTAATTACAAACGACTAATTCGCGTGGAAAACATGCCTATATATGAGATACAAACTAAACTTTATATAGGAGATTTTATGTTTCCCATGACTAAGCTCGAAATTGCACAGTATGCCGCCAGCATGATTGTAGCATTGAAGACAGCTCAGGTTTGTGAGACTCAAGTTGCACAGCACACGAATCTCGACCCCGATGGTATTCCCGTCAAGGTTGGAGCCACTGTTGCTGGTCAGCTTGTAGCTTACAAGACTAAGCCGTACACCGATGTTGCAGTTGCGAAGGCAGCCGACTGGCTTTCAGAGAAGTTCAGCAAGAAGCCCGAAAAACTAGAATACAAGTCAGACCGTTAGTATCAAACTAGGAGCCCAGAAATGGACTCTTAGTTTTTTCTTTTTCTAGAGTAAGGAAAATATGGAGATCCCGGATTATCCGCCCAACAAGAAAGATCAGCCGCAACCTGAAGTAAAGAACATCAAGAGAATTACTTCAGAAGAGCCAGTTCGAAGGAAGAAGTCTCTTGGGAAGCAGTTCAAAGAGACGTTTGTCGGCGGAGATGCCAAGACAGCAGCCAGATACGCCGTATTCGAGGTCTTGCTGCCAGCTGCAAGAGACATGTTCATTGATGTGACGACTCAAGGTCTCGAGAAGCTTGTGTTTGGTGATATTCGCCGTAGAGGAGGATCACAGCCACCTCAAGCTGGACCCACTGGTTACGTCAGTTACAACCGGTATGCGATGGGGAGTAGGCAGTCGGCTCCTCAGAGAGTGATCAGTCGACGAGCTCGTTCTCAGCATGATTTCGATGAGATCGTGTTGACGTCACGAGTAGAAGCAGAAGAGGTCATCGACAAGATGTTCGAAGTGGTGAGCCGTTATGGAACAGCCACAGTCGCAGATCTATATGAGCTGGTTGGTCTCCCAAGTTCCCACACAGATAATAAGTGGGGCTGGACTGATATCAGAGGTGCGGGAGTCTCTCGGATACGCGAAGGTTTCTTGCTTGATCTCCCAGAACCACAATTTATCGACTGAACTATGAACATTGGGCAAACTCGTGATGCAGTAAAAGCGATGTACCCCAATGCAAATTGGGCGTCTCAGGTAGACAAGATGGATGACGACCAGGTCATAGCTATATATTTGAAGAACTTGGAGAATCCTCCAGAGTTGCCTGAAAAAGACAAACCGCCTGAACAAGGTAAATTATTTTAAGGAGATTAATATGCAGTTGATCCCAATGGCGGTCAGCAAGGCGCTGGGCCGTCGAGCATTGGTTTTGGAGAAGAACTCACCGCAACTTCTGTTCGGTGCAGGTCTTGTAGGAATGGTGGGGAGCACGGTTCTCGCTTGTCGGGCCACTCTGAAGCTCGAGGAAGTTCTTGATGAAGGGAAAGTGAACCTTCATAAGGCCAAGACTCTCGAGCACAGGGAGTACACCGAGCAGGACAAGCAGAGGGATATTTCCATTATCTACGTCCAGACGTCGATGAAGGTTGTCAGGCTGTACGCTCCCGCGATCGCTGTGGGTAGCGCTTCAGTTGCAGCTCTGGTTCAGGCTCACAGCATCTTGAACAGAAGGAACGCCGCACTTACCGCCGCATACCTAGCATTGGAGAAGGGGTTTGCTGAATACCGACAGCGTGTTGTTGAGAAATATGTTGAAGAGGAAGACCGGAACTTCAGGTACGGTACACGAGAAGTCGAGGTCATCACGGACGGCAAAAAGAAGACGGCTGTTCGAGTTGGTGAGGGTGAGCCTTCGATCTATGCGAGATTCTTCGATCCGCTCTCGACGGAATGGTCGAAAGAGCCGGAGTACAATCTCATATTCTTGAAGTGTCAGCAGAACTATGTGAATGATCTGCTGAGGGCTCGAGGTCATGTCTTCCTGAACGAAGTGTATGACAAGCTCGGGATCCCAAGGTCCAAGGCTGGATCTGTCGTCGGATGGATCTTGATCGGCGATGTAAGGGACAATTACATCGATTTCGGGATTTGGGACAGTGACGGTACTGTCCGGGATTTCGTAAACGGCCGTGAGGCCTCTATTCTCCTCGATTTCAACGTCGATGGAGTCATCTATGACAAGATCGATACACCGACGGAGGCAGCCTCATGGCAAATGAGGAACTAGTCGAGAAAGTGGCAGACGAGATCGAGGAAGTTGCGTATCGAGTCGAGGAAGTCGCTGAAGCTACTCGTCGTCTGACAGGACGAGAAGTTGGGTTCTTCATTGCCGGAGCCGGTATCGGAGTAGCTATCGGCTTCACTGTCGGTTTCCGAATTGCAGAGAAGAGGCTGCAGACGAAGTACTCGAAGCTCGCTGAGGATGAGATCTCAGAGATGCGAGAGCATTATCAGAAAAAAGCTGTGGCTGCGCAAGAGAAGCCACCTATCGAAGTAGTTATAGAGGAGCGTCATGAACGTTACACGCCGGAAGAACAAGCAGCGATCGATGAAGTTAATGCCCGGTTTCCTGCGGAAGAAGCAGCAGCCGAAGAAGCCGTGGTGGAAGCTTCGGAGAAAGTAAACGTCTTCAATACTAGTGAGTGGGACTACGCCGTTGAGGTGAAGAGCAGAAGGCCCGACGTTCCCTACATCATTCACTATGACGAGTTCAAGACGAATGAGTCAGGGCATGAGCAACTCGCCTATATTTACTATGAACAAGATGACGTTCTGATAGATACGACGAGCCAGACTCAGATCGAGGACATGGATGAGGTAATCGGTCTGGGAAATCTGGGACGATGGGGACATGGCTCGCCCAATGACGAGAACGTTGTTCATATTCGTAACGAGCATCTGCAGCTCGAGTTCGAAGTATGTCGTGATCCCGGAAGTTACGAGGCGACGATAAGCAGACATATTCGTCACTCATCCTCAGTTGAACGGCGACGTAGGCCTGTTCGTGGATTTGACGATGACTAAGGAGTTTGCTGAGCGATATTTCAATTGGCTTTGCAAGCAAGTCATCGTTGAAGGAAAAGAGCACAAGGATTACGACGGGCTGTTCAGACATCTCCATGCGAAAGACTTTGTGTGGATTGTTCCAAACGATCACAATCGTATTGGGGATGTCTACGAGATGAGAAGGGAGTTCTGGGGAGAGGGCAACAAGGTTCCCAAGCATGAGGTTTCAATGCTCGAGATCATCTTGGGGCTCTCTCGCAGACTCGAATTCATAGCTGGTGGTGAAAAGGAAGTCTGGGCTGGCCAGCTTTTGAAGAACAGCGGACTGGACAAGATGTACGATCCAGTTGGTTCTGTGAAAACCAGAAAGATAGAAGAAATTCTGGACACACTTATCAGGCGGACATATGACCGAGATGGTACAGGGGGCTTCTTTCCACTCAGAACAGCAAAGGAGGATCAAACCAAAGTCGAGCTTTGGTACCAAATGAATGCATATGTGATCGAACACACTATTGACTGAAGGAGTTGAGTGGATTTCTACCAGATCCTAACCAGAGAAACGAAAGACAAGACCTTGGAGTTGTATCCTGACTTCATTGTCGGTCGTTCTCAGGATCTGATGGTTCAGGGTAGAACCTTCTATGCCATCTGGGATGA